TTGGCGCAGAGTTCATGGACATGCTTGCCAAGGTGGAAGTGTTAGACGATGACCCGGAACTATAGGGCGCGACTCATTTACTTATCTGATCGCACGGATCAGTTTGGAAACAAGTATCGCGCCACAGTATTTATTGGAACTAGATCACAGGATGTTGCAAGCGATGTTAATGGGATTAAAAGACCGTAACAAGGAGGCAAGAAATGCCAGTCGAGGTAAAGGGCGCAATAGAACTGCGTAAGGCTTTACGCGCCTATGCCCCTGATCTGGCAAAATTAGTTACTAAGGAGATGGGATTCGCCTTACGGCCAGTCGCTAAAGCTGCTCGCGGTTATGCCGTAGGCGATTCTCAAATCCTGAGTAATTGGCTACCTAAGACAAACAGCCAAGGTAGGTTTCCAACCTACAATGCTAAGGCGGTCGATGCAGGCATTGGTTATAAGACATCGCCAAGCAAGCCAAACACACGCGGATTTAGATCGTTAGCAAGATTGTTTAACAAATCTGCAGCTGGTGCTATCTATGAAACTGCTGGCCGAATAACACCTAATAGCGTATTCGTACGGAACTTAAACAATAAGGCAGGCGGTCAGTTAAAAGGATCGCAGAAAATGCAAGGGCGCGTTTTATATCGTGCTTATGAGGAAAACCAAGGCAAAGCGCAAGATGGCGTTTTACAAGCTATTCAAAAAGCCAGGTTAATGTTTAACAAGCGATCTAAGGTGGTGAAGTAATGGCCTCTAATATAGTAATCGATATTGCTGCCGAATTTACCGGCAAAAAGGCGTTTAACCAAACTGAAAAGGCTATAGATAAGTTAGGCAAAAAACTTAAAGGCGCGTTAATTGGCGGCTCAATTCTTGCCTTAACTAATCAGGCTATAAAGGCGTTTGCAGAGGAAGAAAAATCTGCAGCTTTACTTGCCAACACTTTAAATAATTTAGGTTTCGGCATGGCTACTAAATCGGTTGAGGCTTTTATTGGCCAGCTGCAATTAGCTACAGGCGTGTCTGATTCTGAGCTAAGGCCAGCCATGGCAAAACTTGTACAGACCCTAGGCTCAGTAGCTTTAGCGCAGGATGCCTTAACCCTAGCGATGGATGTAAGTGCAGCTAGTGGTATTGACTTAAACACAGTTGTATCAGATTTGGCTGCTGCTCAACTTGGTAACACAAAAGGCCTAAGAAAATATGCACTTGGCCTTACACAGCTTGAACTTAAAACCATGTCTGCAACTGAGATTATGGCTAAATTTAATGACATATTTGGCGGCGGTGCTGCCGTAGCAGCCGATACCTTTGCAGGTAAATTGGCGCGCATTAAGGCTGCCTTAGATGAGGCTAAAGAGTCGCTAGGTAAAGGCATTATCGATGCGCTTATTGTGGCTACTGGATCGCAGGATATTGAAGCATTACAACAAAAAATTATAGACTTCGGCAAATACGCCGGGGAGTCAATCACCAGACTAGGCCAAGTAGTTCAGGATTTCTTGCCTGTAATTAAAACAGTAGGTGCAGCATTTGCCGCTTTATTCGTAGTTGGCAGAATTCAAGCTGGCGTAACTGCAATTATAAGAATTATGGGCGGCCTTACTAAAGCGATGAAGGCTCTTAGAGTTGTTGCCCTAACTACTGCCATCGCCCAGGCTTTCGTACTTAATCCTCTAGGCGGCGTAGCCGTAGCTGCTGGCATTATCGGCATTATTGCAGCCGTTGGCGTTGCAGTAGATGGCCTCGATGCCAAATACCTTGCATTAGGCAAAAAACAAAAAGATTTTCTTGAAGGTACAAACGGCTTAAAATTTGGCCAACGATTTGACCTTACAGAGTACAAGGCACTTTTAGCTGAGGAAAAAAAGCAAGCTGAGCTAGACAAGAAAAACGCCGATGCGCTTAAAAAGGCTGAGGCTGCAGCTGCGGCAGCACGGGCAAAACAAGCCAAACTAGAATTAGCAGCTAAGCAAAAATCAGACAAATTGGCCAAGGCGTCTGCCATGTTTGACCTCGATAAGATTCAAGTAGCAGCAGCCCTTAAAGGCAAGATTACCGATGAGGAAAAACTACGCCTGCAACTACAGCAAGCAATCCTAAATGAAAACGATGAACTAGCAGATAAGTTACAACAAAAACTAGAGGCATCTCAAAGAGCTACAGCCAAACTAACTGCCGAAATCATTGGCATTAAACCTGCGCCAGACCCATTTGCTGCATGGATAACTACTCTAAACGAAATTGCTACAAAGTTAGGGTTAATCGCAGGCGTAAACTTCAACCCTATGCAAAATAGGGATCGTAACTATGACCTTTTAGGTGGCGCAGGCGCAGCAGGTAGTGGTACAGCAGGTGGCGGCGCAGGTGGCGGCACAGGCGGCGGCGGTACAGGCGGTACTGTTTCAACTGAAGTAACACCACCACCACTTTATGTACCATCTTCATTTTATGACTTAGAAAATATGTTCCCTATAATTCCAACTAGCAGTAGTTCTAGTTCCTCTTCAAATATCACGGTAAACGTTGAAGCTGGCACGTTAGTTATGCAGGATGAGTTAGTAAGTCTTATTAACGATGCTGTTATTGCAGCTAACAAAAACGGGTATATCCAACTACCTAACGGTTCGATAATTACATGACAATCCCAGTAATCAACGCGTTCATAAATTTTAGTACGGGGCCATCGTTCGCCCAGGCTTTCATAATAGGAGAAGGCATCCTAGGTACTAATATCCTTGCCGATTCAGCTGCGGTTATCGTGGATGTAAGTAACGTAGTAGATAGCGTAACTATTAAGCGCGGCCGCAATCCGCAGGTAGATGAATTCCAAACAGGCACTATGACTTTACGCATCGTGGATCAAAATGGAGATTTCAACCCACAAAATCCAAGCAGCCCATACTTTGGCCTACTTGATCCAATGCGTAAGGTATCTATATCGGCTACCTACGGCGGTGTCACGTATGCCATGTTTTCGGGATTTATTACCACCTACACGACGACTACGCCACGCATGGCTACAGATATAGTTTATACAACCATCCAGGCAGTAGATGCCTTTAGGTTGGCTCAAAATGCACAGATCAGTACAGTTACAGGGGCAACTGCAGGGCAACTATCAGGTACACGCATAAACGAGATTCTTGATGAAATTGCTTGGCCATCATCGATGCGTGATGTTGATGCAGGTTTAACTACGATGCAGGCAGACCCTGGCACAGCCCGTACATCCCTAGCTGCATTACAAACCGTTACCAATTCTGAGTACGGCGCGTTTTACGTTGATCCGTCGGGATCGTTCGTATTTCAGGATCGAACAGTAACTACGGCAAGCGTGGCAGGTACGCCTGTAGTATTTAACGATAATGGTAGCGATATTAGCTACGCCAATGCCGTCTGGCGGCTAGACGATACCCTTGTATTTAACCAGGCTAACGTGACCCGAACAGGTGGCACAGTCCAAAACGCTACCAACGCAGCTAGTGTTACTAAGTATTTTGCCCATACTTACAATATCCAGAACTTGCTTATGGAAACCGATGCAGTAGCCCTTGACTATGCCCGTGCCTATGTTGCAAGCCGTGCTGAAACCAGCGTTAGATGCGATTTTATTGAACTCGATCTATACACAGAAAACTATAACGCTGGCATTATTGCAGCTTTAGATTTAGATTATTTTGACCCTGTAACAATTACTACTAACCAACCAGGTGCATCTACCCTGACAAAAACCCTGCAAGTTTTCGGCGTGGCGCATAACGTTACACCGAATAGGTGGCGTACAACCTTTACTACACTTGAACCCATAATAGACGGTCTTGTATTGAACTCAACCCAATACGGCGTACTTGATACGTCAGTATTAAGTTACTAAGGAGATAAAAAATGGCAGCTGGATTAGGATTCAAAAACTTTGTTACCGGGGATGTGCTAACTGCCGCCGATACAAATGGTTATTTAATGCAAGGCGTATGGGTGTTTGCTAGTGCTGCTGCTCGTACTGCTGCTGTTACCAGCCCACAAGAAGGCAATATGTCTTACCTAAAAGACACCAATTCAACTGAATATTATGATGGTTCAGCATGGGTTGCAGTCGGTACAAGTGGCGGCATGACATTACTTAGCACTACAGCTTTAGGAACTTCAACCACAACAGTCAGCGGAATTAGTGGTTCATATAATAAATTATTTGTTGAAGTTATTGATGTTTATCCTGGCACTGCTTATGGACTTTTAGTTCGATTTAATACAGATGCAACCGCAAATGCTTATCAGGGCGTATATAATTATTATCCTGCTGATGTTACCTCTGGAACCCAACGCGCTCCATTTGTAGCTAAAGGTACTGAGTATTATTTATGTCAAGGCACAATAGCAGCTGCAGATAACAACAATTACGCTTCATTTGAATTACAGAATTATGCTTCAAGCACTGTAAAAAAGACCATCACATCTTCTGCTGTATATACAAATTCCGGTGGCAATCTAAGTGTGGATTGGTCGGCAGGAACTTGGGCAAATGTCGCTGCAATTACTTCAATTAGTTTCCTTGGAGCAGGAGCATTTACTGGTGGATCTATCAAGATA